CTTAACCGAGCTGGTCTTGGTTTTGAAGTGATGCACGAACGTAATGCTCACAACTTCCCACTTGACCTTGCCAGTGCTGAAACCACTCCTGTGGCACTGGTAGCTCCTTCTATTGGATAATTAAATGGCACGTGCTAATCCTTTTGAACCGAAGAATTCTTCGGTAACTGCTGTACAATATGTAACCCCTACTGCTGGGGCAGAAGCATTTCGTACAGCTTATGGCCAAGCTAATCAAACACTAACTGAACTAAGCCCTAAAGGTGTTAAGGTTCAAGCCGGTGGTACTGCTTGGCCGTGATAGTTCCCGCTAACTCGGGCTGAAATCCACAGAGATGTGGTGTACCCCATAGTACTTATTGGTAAAACGTTAGGCAGATAGCCTAGAAAAGCAATGGTTCGATTCCTCGCTGGGGTGTTGACTATTGGCCGGTTACGACCGATACCCTTTAGTCATGACGGTCTGGAGAGACAGACATAAAAAAATGACAACAAAAATTCTAAGCGCTTAGAGAGAACACGTAAACAACTCTCTCTTTTCTATTGTGGCTAACACTACTCAAACCGTATTGGGTACCCTTAATAAAGCGGTATCCAGCACCTCTGGTGCAAATGCGTACGATACTAAGTACGCAACTTACCTGAAACTGTTCTCAGGTGAGATGTTCAAAGCCTATGAATCGGCAACGATTGCAAAAGGCACTGTGCAAAGCCGTACCCTGAAGAATGGTAAGGCTATGCAGTTCATCTTTACCGGTCGTATGGAAGCGGGATATCATGTCCCTGGTACTCCTATCCTCGGTAGTGGTGATCCTCCGGTGGCTGAGAAGACCATCGTTTGTGATGACCTTCTGATCAGCTCTGCATTCGTGTATGATCTTGATGAGACTCTTGCTCATTATTCTCTTCGTGGAGAGATCGCCAAAAAGATTGGCCATGCTCTTGCCGAAGCTTATGATAAGAAGATCTTCCGTCAGATCGCTAAGGCTGCTCGTGAAGCTCATCCCATCACTGCTGCTCCTGGTCCTGAGCCCGGCGGTAGCATCATCCAGCTTGGTGTGACTAACGAGTATAATGCTCAAGCTCTCGTAGATGCTTTCTTCGAGGCTGCTTCCATCATGGATGAGAAGAACCTGCCTAAGACTGGCCGTACCGCTGTGCTGTCCCCGCGTCAGTACTACGCACTGGTGAGCCAAGTTGATAGCAATATCCTGAACCGTGACTTCGGTAACAATCAGGGTAACCTGACCTCTGGTGAAGGTCTCTATGAGATCGCTGGTATCTCTATCAAGCGTTCCAACAACCTGCCTTTCCTGGCTGGTTCTGTGGCTGCTGTACAGGGTGAGAACAATGATTACTCTGGTAACTTCAGCACCCACTGTGGTCTTATCTACCAAAAGGATGCTGCTGGTGTTGTGGAAGCTATTGCTCCCTCCGTGCAGACCACCTCTGGTGATGTTTCCGTGATGTATCAAGGTGACCTGATCGTGGGTCGTCTGGCTATGGGTTGCGGCACCCTGAACCCTGCTGCTGCTATCGAACTGCAGTCGGCTCGTTCCTGATAACTAGAGGTATAACCAATGGCTCGTCAAACTTTTGACGGTGTTGGGGTTACTACTAGCGACACGTACTACCCTCGTCCTCCGATTGAACCCGGTCGGGAGGGTGGTACTGTTGTCACTGTAACTCGTCTCACTGCTGGCACTGGCCAGACTGCTGGTACTAAAGCTACGACTTGTGATAATCCAAACGGTAGTGGTTGTACCATTACTACCACTGTTACTGCTGGTGTTGTCACTGGACAAACCGTTGCTGTAGGTGGTGATGAATATCGCAAGGGTGATACCCTCACTGTAGCTGGTACTACTACTGCAACCTTTAGGGTTGACACTGTTTCGTATACCAACTGAGGTAATTTATCATGGCTGTTTCTGTAGCTAAGGGGAACAACGGCGTCTGCACGACTGACGCTGTGCGTATCTCTGTTGCCAAGACCCGTTTTGGGTATGGCTCTGCTGTAGCTGACTCTGCAGTGGCTTCAACCACTAAGGGTCTGCGTACTGCTTATCCTGGCGTTGAGTGCAACATCGCTAACGTCTGATCTTTGGGGATCCTTCGGGGTCCCCCTTTTTATTATAAGGCACATAACATTATCATTATGCCAACTCCTACTTATTCGACCACACAACTTGCTGCTGTAAACGAAATTCTGGGGTCGATAGGACAGGCTCCAGTTACTGTGCTTGACCAAACAAACCCTGAGGTTGCTTTTGCTTTTACCACCCTAATGGACATTAGCAGAGAAGTTCAAGCAGAAGGGTGGTCATACAACCGAGAATTTGAATACCCTATTGTTGCTGATAACAGTGGGTATATCAACATTCCATCTAATGTCCTATCTATGGACCTTAGTACTTCTTATGATAACACTCCTTATGACACTGTTATCAGGGAAGGTAAACTTTATGATAAGATCGAACATACATTTCTCTGGACTCCTAATAAAGAGTACAAAGTAGATGTTGTTTGGTACTTCGGTTTTGATGATCTCCCGCAACCATTCAGGGATTATATTACAGCACGTGCTGCTTCGAGAGCTGCAGTACGTTTGATTGGAGACACTACCCTCGCTCAAACATTGGCAGCCTTTGAAGGTTGGAGACGTTCATTGTGCATCGAATATGATTGCAATGAAGGTGATTACAGTATGTTTGGTTTCAAGAAGGGTAACGATTACTATAACAGCTATCAACCATTTAGAGCATTGGCACGATGACAGCAGTATCTCAAAGAATCCCTAACTTCCTTGGAGGTGTATCACAACAAGCAGATGAGAAGCTCTTTCCAGGTCAGGTGAAGGATGCCTTGAACTGCTACCCTGATACTACACTTGGGATGATCAAACGTCCTGGTGGTAGATTTCTATCTAAACTTAGTAACATCAGTACAGCTAAAGCCTTAGATAATGATGCTTGGTTTACAATCTTTAGGGATGATGCCTCATCCTATGTTGTATTTATTGCTAAGGCAACAGGTGTTGTACGTGTCTGGGACCTTAGTACTGGCGTAGAGAAGACTGTTACTGATACAGCAGGTACACGTACTTATCTCACAGCTACCGATTATCGTAGCCTTAAGTGGCTTACCATTAATGACTTCACCTATCTACTCAATACTGAAAAGACTGTAACTGCTAAAGCTGCCCCTACATGGAATGCTAAGCGTCAAGCTACTATTGTTGTTTCTAGTGTTGAATATGATACCAAGTATAAGGTTACCATTGGTGCAACTACTTACACTTACACAAGTAGAACTAATTATGTGACTGGTACACCTCCTCCACAGGTCCTTCCTCTGGAGTTGTCTGAGATTGTCAACGGTATCTCAGCTGCCATCACTAGCGGCTTTGCAACCAAAGAGATGATTGATAATACCATCTACCTGACCTTCTCTTCTGATACTAATGTGAAGGGTGAAGCTGGTCCTGATGGTAAATTCATCCGTGTCTTCCAGGATTCAGTCGATACATTTAATCGTCTCCCTGAACAAGCTAAACATAACCAAGTTGTTAAAGTTGCTAATACATCAGCAGATAAAGATGACTTCTACTTGAAGTTTGTTGCTGAGAATGGTACATCTGGTAAAGGGTATTGGGAAGAAACCCGTTCACCTAGTGTTAGTCCTGGTATCAATCCTGCTACTATGCCTGTTGTTCTATTGCGTCTTGGTAATGGTAACTTCCAAGTAGCACCACTTGATGCAACGGTAACCGTTAATAACTTAGCATTGGAATGGGAGGACCGACTGGTAGGTGATGAGGAATCCAATGAACATCCTAGTTTTGTAAGCTATAAAATTAAAGATATCTTCTTGTTTAACAACAGGCTTGGATTCTTGACACAGGATAATGTGTCGATGTCACAAGCTGGGGATTACTTTAACTTCTACCATAAATCAGCAACTACACAGGTTATCTCTGATCCTATCGATCTTAGTTGTTCTAGTATTAAACCTGCTGTACTACATGCTGTTGTACCGATCTCTCAAGGCTTACTGTTGTTTAGTACCAATCAGCAATTCCTAATGGAAGCTGAGAATGGTGCATGGACACCTGCTAATGTTACGATTAGAACGATCTCCAACTATGAAGGAGATACTTACATTAAACCGGCTGATCTTGGTTCAACGGTTATGTTTGTTAGTCGTAACCAAAGTTGGACACGTACCTTTGAGATCTTTACAAGGGGTCAACGAGAGGCACCTACTGTTTCTGAATCTAGTAAGATTGTACCTGAGTGGATTCCACAATCTATTACCTCTGCTATTGGTAGTGCTCAGAACGGCCTCTGGATCGGCTCTGGTAGGACTCTAAACGATATCTATATGTTCAGGTACTACGAGGAGGGGGATGAGCGTAAGATGGCTTCCTGGGTACGCTGGGAGCTTCCTTCTAATATCATTCACACAGATATCCAACAAGATGTATTGTATATAATTACATCTGGTGATGAGGGGTATACTGTACTTTCCCATAAACTTGTTCTATCCCCTACTACTGGTGGTCTTACTAATTACTATGGTAATAAAGTAGATCCACACTTTGATTCGTGGTTTGAAATTACCACTACACCTACATTTGCTAATGGTGTAACGAAGGTTTATATACCTACTCATTATGACACCACCAAGGAGATGCAGTATGTAGTTGGTCTACTGAAAGTTAACCCAACCAACCTACGTGAATCCGGCCTATCTAATATCATCACCGTACTCACGGATGGTGGTGGTAAGTATTTTGAGATTCCAGGTAATGTAACTGGTAACTACATTTATGTGGGGTACTCATATCAAATGGAGTTAACTCTACCTCGTTATAATTACTCCCTTGGTGATCAAGGTTATGACTTCACTAGTTATACAACAACAGCTCGTATGAAGTTCTACACAGGACTTGGTGGGGCAGTATACTTTAACTTGAAGGATAACACTAGGGCTGAATGGACTGAGGTATCTGGTATTCAAATTGCTGATGTTTACCCAGCTGATAGTTCCCCATTTAAGGACTTCTATATCTATAAAGTACCTATTTACCAAAGACCTGATAACTACATAATGAAAGTACTATCAAAGAACCCATACCCAATTAGTCTTGTGGCTATGCAATGGGAGGGTCAATACTCATCTGGATTCTATAGGAAGGCTTAGATATGGATCCAGTAACTGGAATGTTGATATCCTCTGCTGTCACCGGAGGTCTAGGTATTTTTGGAGCATCTAAACAGGATGCAGCTGCTAAGGCTGCTGCTAAGGCTCAACACAAGTACCAGAAACAAGCTTGGCGGATGAACAAACGCAGCACTATGGCGGATTATCGTCATACAAAGCGTGGTGTTAACATCTCTCGCCAAAATGAAGAGATGCTGGGAGCTTGGAAGGATCAAACCAACCTTCAAGATTGGCAGTATGCTCTAAAGATTCAAGACGCTGAGTACCGATCACAGATGAGGCAATATGCTAAATCTGAGAAACTCTACGGTCAACAGTTAAGCTTCAATAAGATGGCAGAAGGTGCCGCTAAAGAAGCTGAATATCGGCGTCTTGAAGATGCCACAAATGAAATCGCCTTTCAAAATCAAGACCTTGTTATTAAAGCACTAGAGGCCGAAGGTGCTGCTGCTGTTAAAGGTCAGCAAGGTAGAAGTGCTGCTAAGAGTGAACAAGCTCTTATGGCTTCCCTTGGACGCAACCAAGCTATTCTTGCTGAATCTCTTATTAGTGCTAGGGGTGAAACCCAAGCTGCTCTTAAGAAGATTGCAGCTGATAAGTATGGTGCAGACATTGCAGCAGAAGCAGCTCGTATGCTTACACCTGAACGTCTACCTCAACCTCCCAAACCTTTCACTACCCCACGTGCTATCTTCCAAGATCCACGTAAACCTAAAGCGTTTGACTTTGGTCCTAAACCTATTATGGGTACAGTGGCGTCGTCTATGCCGGGTGCTATCTTCGATGCCGTTGGTGGTATAGCTAAAGCCGGTATCGCTGGTCTTGCTGGTGGTAGTAAATACTCTACAAGTTTTGAACTACCTTCCTGGTATTAATCTTAAGTAACTAAAATGGATCAAGTAAGCTACAGAGGGTACGCCCGTAGTGTTGGTTTCGATCCCATTAAAGCTCCCTATGCGGCTCTTGATAGAATGCAAGAGCATGACGCACGTACCATACGTGGTATGGAAGATAATAGGCGTGCTATTAAACAGGTTCGGGACGAATACGGTGCTGGTCTAGAACGTAAGTTCGGCCAAGAAGCACGTAACAGAGATCAAAACTTTGCATTAGAGCAGAAGTATCGGGATAACCGTAAAGCTGCTGTATCAGAGAATGCAAGGACTGCAGTTCAGAATGAAATCAACCGCAGTAAAACTGCTGAGAATACATTCAAAAGCTTAGCCCAATTCAGTACTACCATCTCAGAGAGTCTGATGGAGTATAAGAAGGTTAAGGATGAGAATGATATGCTAGATGGTTATATGGAAGCCGCTTCTAGTGGTCTTCCTATGGACCGTCAGATGGCTCAAGAGAATGGTGAAGCTCTCCTTAAACAATCTGGTGAAGCTCAAGATCAAGTAGCTGAAGGTTTCCAACAACGTGGTGCTCCACCTGAAGTTGTCATGAACCTGTTGTCTGGTAATAAGGCACGGGATTATGGACGAATGAAGGCATACATGGAGATGGCTACTGTTGAGTTCCCTAGCTGGGCTAAAGATCGTCTTGATGAAATGGGTGCTGCTACTGCTGCTGATCGTACTGCTGCTATGCGGGGACTCTTTGGTGAGTTCCTTCAAACTAATGGTTTGTTCGGTCTTAAAGCAGACTTCATGGCACAAGGTCTCATTAAGATGCGTGGTTCTTATAATGCCTTGGTAGAGGAAGCTCGTAAGGCTGATACTATCTCTAAGTCAGAGACCATGAGGGATGATTCCTTGGAGAATCTATTTCGCTCTAAGAGTGGTGAAGCATTTACTGATGCTTTCCGTAGCGTAGCACGTACGTATGATACCGATGGTCGAACACCAGTTGGTATGGCTAAAGCACGTACTATGCTTTTTAAAGAACTCAGTGACACTACTCGGTACACTGATCAGGATGTAGAACGTATCCTTGGTGAAGCGATGACTGATAACGGTCAAAGCTTTAGGGATAGGTTCGGTCGTGATTATGATGACCTTCTTAAGAATCGTAAAACTGATAGCCAATCTGAGTTTAGCCTTAATGAAGCTGAGGAACGTCAACAACAAAAGGCAGCAGAAAAGTCTCTCCTTCAATGGGTTGATGAGAATTGGGATGGTTCATCTGAAACACTAGATGATATCATCAAAGAAGCTGAGACTAAGGGTATCCCTACTGATCGTCTTAAGGCACACCTTGCTCGTAGTAATGAGCAACAAAATGTAGACTTCTGGAAACGTCAGTTTGATGATGCCTATGATCAAGGTACTCTTACTTTAGAAGATGTAGATCAACCTGGGGTACCTTGGGCTGTACGTCAAGATTATCGTGAACGTGCTAAAGAACAGGAACGTCTTCGTGGTGAAGCTGGTATTAGCCAAGAGACAGTTAAGGGTGAGTTTAACGACCTGTTGAAGTCTAAGGTAATCGGTGAAAGTACTGATCGTGCTGCACACCACAGTACTAAAGCTGCTGCTGATTATGCACTTCGGGAGTATAACCGAAGGTTTAAGCAGTACTCCAAAACGATGGAGCCTGGTAAAGCTGCAGAACAAGCACGTAATGATGTATTGAATGCTATCAATGGTGGTGCTGGTAAGTTTAAGGTAGTAGGGTCTGCAGATGCCAAGGGTCCTCAAGCATTCTTTGCTGCATTCACTCCTGGTAAACATGCAGGTGCTCCTAGTCCACTTAATGTAATTGATGCATCTTCAGTTATTAGGCAGGTACGTGCAAACCCCACCTTGATTAATCAGAAGGTATTGATCAGTCCTGGCCTGCTGCAGGATATCAATAATCGTATCAATAGTGGTAAACCGTTCTCCATCCCTTCTGTGTTGTCGGATCTTGCTAGCCCGCTTGGTATGTCACCTGCGGATGTACTAAATGCCCAACTCAAAGCAGCCGGTCTCAATGCACAAGTACGTCCTGGGTTTAGAGAACAGTTGAATCAAATCAATGATCCTAAGCTTCGTGCTATTTTAGATCAACCACTAACTCAAGAACGTCTCAATAGTGCTATCATTGGTAGTGGTAATGCCCCTGCTACTGTACGTACAGGTGCTCAGGGGTATACTGATGTTGTTGCTCTTGGTACTGCTGCTGGATTTAAGTTCCCTCAAGCAATGGCTGCTATGTGGGCATTGGAATCTGGTTATGGTAAGTACCACTCTGGTAAGAACAACACCTTTAACATTAAAGATAAGGCTACTGGTGGTTGGAAGAGTTACGCTTCCCCCCTTGAATCAGCTAAGGATTTCATGTACCTGATGACTGATCCTAAGTATGCACCTGCTCTTAAAGCTGCTAAGACGCCACGTCAGTTCATTGAAGGTATCGCTATGACCTACTCAGGTCAAGAGAGTGATTATGCTTCTAAGATCATTCGTGTGATGAAGGATAATGGTGTTAATCCCGATCAACCACTAAACAACAACCCTAATCCTGCACGTAATAACGGTTATATGCGACCTACTTTGGCATACATCGCTGGTAACATTGGACCTACATCTACTGGTGCTCACCTTGATGTGAAGCAACAAGATAACCCAAACACAAAAGCTAATGAGTTCGCTCAAGAGTTTGCTGTTAATGCTTTGGATAAATTTATTGTAGTGGACGATAAGGAACTAGGACGTGTTCCCCTTAGCCGTACACCCATTACTAACACCTTTGCTCAACATAGAGCACGAGGGTCACATGGTATTGACTATGGGCTTTATAGTGGTACCAAAGTTTTTGTACAAAATGGAGCACGAGTTGTCTCTAAAGTTAAAACAGAACATGGGGATAAAGTTGTTATTCAACTTCCTGATGGTCGTCGTTTCAGTTTCTTACATGGTAAATCAGTATGACACAAACACCCTTTATTGATGAAGAAGAGCTGAAGCGTCTAGAGGAAGAGAATGCAGCTCAAGAGGCAGCATCAGAAGCTGCAGTTCCACAATACACCCCTAAAACAGCTGCTCAGACTGAGTTCAAAACTGCTACACCAGAAGAAAACAGAGCTGCTGGTAATGTACAACCTATTCAAGGTGCTACTAATCAAGCACTTACTCAAGTCGGCTTAGCTCCTAACCCTAACCAACCTACCCCTCAACAACCACTTAATCGTGGTTCTGGTTTTATTTATGGTAGCGGTGACCCTAATGCTACTCTTGGTGAAGATGTCGGCACCTATGCACAACGTACCCTTGAGGGACTTGGTGCTGCTGGTATGGGTCTGATTGACTTTGGTATGGATGCCATCGGTCGTATTCCTGGTGCTGAACGTGTTGATGATGGCTGGGATGATAAGACTAAGTTTCAGAACCCATTGTTTCAGAAACTTCGTAATATGGCTTCTATTGTCCTACCTAGCGTCATGGCTGGTGGTGTAGCTGGTCAAGTTGGTAACCTTGTTAAAGGCGGTGCTATTGCTCGTGGAGCTGCTAGTTTTGGTGTTGGTACTGCATTGGAATCCGGTATCATTCAATTGAGTGATGAGGGTACTGGTGAGAACCTTGTTAGCATGGTTAAGGAAGCTGCACCATGGTTACCTGTTCCTGATTCTCTTGTAATTGCTGAGGGTGATTCACCTCAAGTACGTCGTTACAAGAACATGTATGAGAACGTAGGACTTGGTGTTGTTGGTTCTGTTATTGGTTATGCCTACCAAGCAGGTAAACCTGTAATGGGTTGGTTCAAACCAAAGAATAAAGCAGCAGAAGAATTCATGTCTTCTGAGGTAATGGTAAATGCTGATCCTAACACTGCTACTCGGTTGTCTGAGATTTCAAGTGAAAAGGAAGAGGCAACTAATTTCCTTACCACTATCCAGCAACGTATTCAAGAACTACTAACTGGTGATCCTGTTAACCCTGAACTCCCTGCACTACTTCAACAAACAGATGACCTCACAAGGGCCTCTAAGGGGCTTGAAGATGAGGCTGCTACTCTGACTAAGGAATACATAGAGACGGGGGCTTCTAGGGTCACAGACAACCCGATAGAGAGCTACCTGGAGCGTGATCAGATTAGCCGTGACTTACAAGCTGATGAGATTGGTAAAGGACGACTGTTAGCTGACCCTGAAGGTGTGAATGGTGCTGATCCTATGATCACTCCTGCTCTGTTCCCTGAAGGTGCTTCTGCTACTACCAGTCATCCTCCTGCTGCTATTGCTCGTAACATGGCTGATACCACCGCTATTAAAGAAGGTGGTACAACTGGTACACCTGCTCCTATGATGTCTGAAAGGGCTTACCATTCCCTCTCTAGGACAATGGATAACCCTGAAGGTACTACTGCAGGTAGGGATCTTATTGTAGACATTGCAGAGGCAGCTAGGGAAGCTGGTGACTTTGATGCTATTGTTGATGGCTTTAGGTATACCAAAGCTCAAATGTCTGATGCTGCATGGAAGATCTACAAAGATATCATTGCTTCTGATACCGTTGATGACGTTAAGAAGTTATTTCTTGATGGTCGTGATGTAAAGACTATTCTTGATGGTAGGAAGATTACTTACATCAATGATATCCAAGCACAAGGCATCGCCTATGCAATGAAAGATCTTACTGATCGTTATCTTGGTCGTGTGGTTACTGAAACCTCAGCACGTGCTATGGATACTGCAGGTCGTGAAATCGCTGATATTGCAGAAGGTTATAAGGCATTACCTGAGGTTGGTGATTTCGATCGTGTGACTGAAGCTATTGCTGATCGTATCGGTTTCCTTATGGAAGAGTACGCTCTCAATAAGTACATCGCAGGTTGGGCACTGAAGAACCAAGATCGTTGGGAAAAGATGGTTACTAAATCTGGTAACCCTGAAGAGGCTATCAAAGGTATTACTAAGCAATTTGATCTTCGTGTTAATGAGGCTAAACTTAAGTCTCAGAACTATCGTGAGATGATTGTGAACATTGCTAAGGAACGTCCTGATGCAGCACAAGTATTGATTGATGCTTTTGCCCTTACCAAAGGTGATGTAGATACCTATGACAAACTGATGAAGTGGTCTGCTAAGCAGGTAAGCCCTATGGGTCTCCTTAAGGGAGATACAGATGGATTGAATGCTTTTGCTCAAGGTGCATTCTCAGTGCGTTATAACAACATGCTATCTGGTATCTCTTTGTTTAGGGCTGGTCTTAGTAATGCTGTTAGTCTCACTCTTCGTACCACTAACTCATTTCTCGGTACTGGTATCGGGATGATGATGGGTAAGAATAGTATTGATGATCTCCGTAAAGCTACACACGTTTATAGTTCTATCTGGTCTACCAATAATAAAGCTTTGACTGATGCACACAATACGTATAAACAGTTGTGGGCTGCAGGTAAGTGGGGTGATGACCTTAAGATGGATGCTAGGATGCTAGCACGTGAAGATCTTGTAGATTACGTTGTACCTGATGTATGGTCAACCCTAGAGAAGATGGAACCCCTTTGGGAGAAAGAAGGTAACTGGGGTAAACTCATGCAATACCGTTCCTCTCGGTTCTTGTATGACCTTGGTAACTGGCGGTGGATGAAGTATGGTACTAATGGTCTCATTAGTGCTGATGCTTATGTTACTACTACGGTTGCTAACCAACTTGCTAAAGCTCGTGCATGGGATGAGATTGCCCCTATTGGTTACAAAGGTGCTGAACTTCAACAACAACTCGCTAAGGCTGAAAAGATGGCCTATGATGAGATGTTTGACTCTGCAGGTAATGTAACTGATCAAGCCTTGAAATATGCTTCGGGTGAGATTGCAATGAACTTAGATGACCCTACTGCATCTTGGTTGAGTAATGGTCTTAATAAACTACCATTCCTCAAGGGTTACTTCATGTTCCCTAAGACTGGTGTGAACGGTGTTAAGTATGCTATGTCATACACACCAATTGCTATGATCCCTGGTATGAACCGTTATTCTAAGGTTCTGATGGCAGGTGATAACTTAGATGCAGTAAAAGATGCCCTGATGGATCATGGTATTGTTTATGATGCTATGCCTAATGGTATGGCAATCTTTAAGGGTCTAGAAGCTGAGTACCGTGGTCGTATTGCTTTTGCTGGATTGTTGACGACTGGTCTGATGGGTCATGCCTTGTACGGTAAGATTCGTGGTAATGGTCCTGTTAACCCTAGTGAACGTAAGAAGCTTCGGGATAACTTTAATTGGCAACCTAAGACAATCAACATCGGCGGTAAGTGGGTCAGCTATGCTGGTATCGAGCCTTTTGATACACTACTTACATTGATGGGTGATCTTGCTTATTACTCACGTGATCTTGGTACTGCATTGACTGAAGACATCAGTTCTAAGGTTATGTGGACACTAAGTGCTACGTTCGTTAATAAGACCTGGACTTCGGGTCTGGAACCACTTGTGGCTGCTGCTACAGGTGATGATACTGCACTTGCTAGGACTCTTGCTAATGAAGCTAGGTCTATGATCCCTCTGAGTGGTGCTCTTGGTGTTGCTAATAATGCAATTACCAGTTCACAGAAGGATATCTATAATGATATGCTTGGTTATGTTAAGAACCGTCTACCTGGTCTTGCTAGTACCCTCCCAGAACAGATTGATATCTATACGGGTAAGCCCCTAAATGATATTGATAATCCTGTCCTTCGTGCTATCAATGCTGTCAGTCCTGTTAAAGTGAGTGATGGTACTGAGCCTTGGCGTCAGTGGTTGATTGATAGCGGTTGGGATGGTGTGCAGATGATTCGTAAGGATAGTACAGGTAACCACGAGTACACTCCTGCTGAACGTGAAGTGTTGTACCGTTATATCGGTGAACAACAACTGTGGAAAGAGTTTGATAAACTCAGCAAGAATAAGAAGTATAATGATCAGTTGGATCGTATACGTGCGATGCGTGCCCAAGGTCGTCCTTCTGATGAAGTAGATGCAGCACAACTCGAAGCTTATAGTGTCATGAATAAGATCATGTCTACTGCACAGAAAGCTGCTGAACTACGTCTTCAGAATGAGAATGAACCAATGTGGCGATCCATTCAAGAATCCATCCGTAATAAGAACTATATGAAGCAAGGGCGTGTTGATGACGCTGCTCGTGCTGCAGATCGGCGTAAAGCTGAACTTGAACAACTTACCCAAATATATCGGTAACCTTTAATGGCTGTCACTCAGAATACTTATACGGGGAATGGATCATCCACCAACTATTCCTTTACATTTCCATATCTAGAAACTACCGACATCAAGGTCTCCTTGAACGGTACGCTTACAACTGCATACACTTTACCTACAGCTACCACGATCCAATTCAATACAGCTCCTGCTAATGGGGCTGCTATTCGGATCTACCGTGTTACGGATGATGCTGCTTTGGCTGCTGAATTCTACCCTGGTTCTGCTATTCGGTCTCAGGATTTGAATGATAACTTCACTCAAAACCTATACGTTACTCAGGAAGTCAACAGTTACGCTTGGGATAACGAAGACGATACAGTCAAGTCTACTCAGGCTTGGGTGAGTTCTGATTCCAAGATTGCTACCACTGCTGCATTGGATGCTCGTTTCCAGGATGAGTTTGGTGAAACCCTGACCAGTAGTGAGACGTGGGTTAGTAACAATGATCTAATTCCAACCACCGCTTCAGTTGATCAACGGATTGATACGGCTATCACCAATGATATTGGCACTGATGGTACTGGCATCACCGTAACAAACGATGGTGACGGGACAATCACACTTGGTCTTGCTAATAACTCCATTGACTTCAGTAAGATCAAGAACGATGATATTATCACTTATGATGAACAAGAAGCAGGTAGTCCTTCTTGGCTAAGTGATTCACGTCTTGCTACTACTTATGCAGCTGCACAACGGTTTGACACGATTGTGTCTCCAACTCAACCTACTGGCTCGAACTGGGTTGTTGGTAAGACCTGGCTGCAGAATGACCAAGACCTGACTGTTTCTGTCTGGAACGGCAGTAACTGGCTTGCTGTTGCCTCTGGTGGTGCGTTCATTAACCAACCTAAGGTTGTCTATGTGGATGCTACTGCTGGTGATGACAACAATGATGGTCACCGTATCAGCCGTCCAAAGCAGACGATTAAAGCTGCTGTTCAGCAGATCAATGCTGATGCTACCTACGGTGATGGCAGTGTCGTTGTTGTTGCTCCTGGTGTCTACGCTGAAATAGCGCCTATCAACATTACCCGTAAGGATGTGTCGATCATCGGTACAGCACTGCGTAGTTGTGTCGTTCACCCGACTTCTGCTACTGAGTCCAACAGCCTGTTCCGTGTCAATAGCGGTTCATTCCTCCAGAACCTAACCTTTACTGGTGTTAAGGCCAGTGGCGCTCGTGGTGGTGTTGGGTCGGTTGATCCTAATTCCACCTATGGTCTGCCAATTACTCAGGGTTGGAACGTTTCGTTCTATCCCGGAGCAATGATTTATAAGTCTCCGTACATTCAGAGTTGCACTAACTTCTCTGATTCGGAGATCAATAACACCACTCTGAACCCGCATACACCTGCTGGTGGAGCCGCTGGTGATACTGATTCCAACGTTACCGGTGGTGGTTTGTTGATTGATGGTTCTACCGTCAGTAGCAGTAGCCCTCTCCGTTCAATGGTGTGTGATAGCTACACCCACGTTGGACTCGATGGTCCTGGCATCCTTGTTACCAACAACGGCTACTGTCAAGCAACCAGTAGCTATGCCTTCTTCAACCACTATCACATCAAGTGTCTCAATGGTGGTCAGGCGAACCTTGCTGCATCTACGACTGATTTCGGTCGTTATGGTCTCGTTGCTGATGGTCGCTCAACAAGTGCGATCTTCACAGCAACAACCACTGCTAATGCCAGTAACAACGCCATTACCTTCACCATTGGTACTCCGGTAGCAGGTGGTAGTTGGCATGGTTCCGCCACCAGACCGCAGAGCAACATGTTGGTGGACATTGGTGGTAACACTTACCCGATCCTGTCTTCCACGCCGAATGGTACTGGTTGGGAAGTAACCATCAGCCGCCCTGACCCATCTGACAAGGCCATTAACCTTGGTCTTAACGGTGCAGTCAGCATTGGAGCTACCGTCAGCTTCTATCTCCGTTCCATGATCGCCTCTAGCGGTCACACGATGGAGTATGTCGGTAGTGGTACGAACTACTCCGCTCTGCCTGAGAACGGTGGTGTTCCCAACGAATCTAATCAGATCGTTGAGCTGAATGATGGTAAGGTTTGGGCTGTCACGACTGATCATAACGGTAAATTCAAGCTTGGTAACTTCTTTACTGTTGATCAGCAGACCAATAGCATCTCTGTTGCTACTGGCTCTTTCCAGGTTGACCTTTCTACGCTTGAGGTTAACAACAGTGGTTTTGCTGTACTTGGTGCCAACCTTGACCTAAGCGGTAACACGATTAGTGACACCACCGGAAGCGTTACCATCAACGATGTTGTCAGCCTTTCGGGTAATAAGATCACTGATCTCGCTGATCCTACCCTTGCTCAGGATGCAGCAACCAAGAATTACGTTGACTCCAATACTGTCGCCTCTACTGGTGATGTGATGACGGGTGCTCTGGGCATTACCTCAGGTAGTGCTGCAGCCCCTTCTCTTTACATCTCTGGTGATACGAATACAGGTCTTGCTTCTCCTGGAGCTGATGAGCTTGCATTGATCACTGGTGGTACTGCACGTCTGACGATTGATAGTGCAGGAACAGTTTCTGTTGGAGGTGCAACGGTCCTTGCTGGAACCATTGTTAATGCAGAGGTCGATGCAGCTGCTGCCATTGCTGGCACCAAGATCAGCCCGGACTTTGGCAGTCAGAACGTCACCACCACCGGCAGCAGCACCGCCGCCAGCTTCATCCCCACCGGCAGCACGGTGCCCACCAATGGGGTGTATCTCAGCGGCACGAACACCGTGGCGGTGGCGACTAACTCTGTCGGCCGGTTATTTATTGATAGTACGGGCAATGCAGGATTGGGTGGTGGTCCTACCAGCGGCAATAGATTCGAAGCTGTTAGCAATGCTGCAGCACTCGCATCGCGTGGCACGGCTACTACAAGCTCGCCCAGAGTTGAAGCGCAAGCCCATGATTACTACACTTCATTCCTTGGCACGGCATTAGTACAGAATGGATCCGCTGCTACCGGCACAACGATTGGTCTTTCTAACGCTAGCCTTGGTGTTCTTCGGTTTCTAAATAGCTCCGCTGGTGCAATATACACGAACGGAGATGCTCCTCTTGTTTTTGGTACGTTCAACAGCGAACGCGCCCGCATCACATCGGATGGGAAGGTGGGCATCGGAACGAGCAGCCCAAACCAACTACTGCAAATAAGCAGCAGTGGAGCATCAGGTGGACAACTTCAGATCACGAATGCTTCAACAGGCACGGCATCAACCGATGGCTTGCTGATCGGTTACGACGGATCTAATGATGTTATCATCAACAACCAAGAAGCCACTCAGCTAAAAATTAGCGTTAATGGTTCCGAACGCGCCCGTATCGACAGCTCCGGCAGGCTC